TCATAATAAATCCTCCAGCTTTTCCTTGATCTCGTGATGAATATCTTCAATGCTGCGCAAGGTGTCGCCCTCGGCGCAGTTTAATATGGTCCAGTTTAAATGCTCTGCAGCGTACAGTGCACAGTCCCTGCAATGTAGCAGATAATGTATGTCGCTTTCGTGAATGTCTTTTTTGGTGGTGTCGCCTGCGTAGCGCTCTGTGAGCAGCTTTTGGGAAATTTTCGGCGGCACATCCAGATAAATCACACGATCCGGCCTCGGCAGCCCGAATTTTTCATATTCCAGGTCTTCAAGCCACGAAACGAACGCTTTCCACTCCGTTTTTGGCAGCTTACTTAATTGATATACAATGTTGGAGGTCACATAGCGGTCGGAGATGATCGGCACACCACTTGCATAATCGTCTTTCCACTTCATGCGGTAGCTTGCAAAGCGATCCACGGCGTAAAATGCGCTTGCGGCGTAGGCGTTCACGTCTCCCGCCTCTTTTCCGAAATCGCCTTTCAGATACATTTTTACAAGCGACGAAGACGGAGAGTCATAATCCGGGAACGTTACCTGCCGTGCGCGGCCGCGCGATAAGGCGTAATCATACAAAAGCTTTGTCTGCGTGCCTTTGCCGCTGCCGTCCAGACCTTCAATTACAATCAATGCCATAAGTTTCATTTACTGCTTTCTGCGTAAATTTGCCGGCCTTTGCCGACTTTTTGCACCGCAGCGCGGTACATTCCTATTCATTATAGCAAACTGCGGCGAAATATACAACCGAAAAATTTCTTACAATGCGAAAAAACCGAACAAAGCGGCGGGACAGGCACAATACCCGCCCTTTTCCGTACAATGGCATTGAGAAACCACAAAGGAGGTTTACAAATATGGCTGAAAATGAACGGACACCCGATTGCGAAAACGGCGCAGCGTTAAAAGAAGCCGTCTGCATAGATGCCATGCGCATTTATGATTCCTGTTCAGAATAATGAGATGCAAGCTATAGGGTAGGTTAAAACGCCACAATAACCCTATACCTCTCATCAAGCACTTCGCCGGTATTGCCCCGCTCATCAAGCTGCCAAACGGTACGCGCAGAAAACAAGAACACATGCACGTGGTCGGTATGTACGGCGACGGCATAGACCGCCACGGTCGAAAGCGTTGTGCTTGTTTGCTTGTCGTCGTATGAAAGCAAAAGCGTCGCGTTGTCGAGGTCATTTTCAAACGGCGTGTGCCCTACACGTTCAGCCCAACGGTCAAATTTTGTTCTAATCTGCTCTTTTGTCATAGCTACCCCTCTTTTGACATATCATAGCAGATTTTTGCAGGTCTGTTCAAGATTTTCATTATATTTCTTTATTGGCTTTACATAATGCACTTGTAAACCTGTCAAGCGCCCCGCGGTCATCGTCCTTTCGACCCGGGGCGCGGCTTTTCTGAAAATAAAAAAAGGCGCAGAGCCCGCTCGGAGATTCCGGCCGCCCTGCGCCTTTTGCTTTATGTATTTACTTTTAGACCTTCTTCACCCAGTCCTTCGCGACCCAGCCGCCGGCTTTGAGACGGCCCCAGCCCTTGGCGGAGCCGGGGCCGCTGCGCTCCTCAACAATCGTATAGCGCAGCGTGTTCTTGATCTGGCCCTGCACGCCGTAATTTGTGCCCGGACCCTTGCGGATGTTCAGCGGGTCACGGCAGTTTTTGCGGATAAGATAGGGGATAAACTTGCTCGCGACGGGCGTTTTTGCCGGCTCCATATAGTGTTTCACCATGTTCAAAAAGCGCTGCCAGCCTTTGTCGAGTGTTCTGTGCGGACAGTATTTGCCGTCGAAGTCCTGATGCTTCTTCACGTGCGAAATATCCCACTTGCGCTCGGTGAGCAGCTTTGCGATATACTCTGCGGCGTTCTTTTCGGCTTTATCGAAGCGCGTGCCGCCAGAAAGCGAATAGCAAATTTCAATGTGAATGCCGTGCGCGTTGCCGTCGCGCTGCCCCGCAGCAAACGCACCTCTGTTCAGCGGGATACCAATGACGATCTCCTTGTCATCGACCGCCGCGTTGAACGACGTAGAGCTGCCGTTGCGGATCATATACGCGACTTCATTCGCGGCGGAAGCATCGTTCGCCGTGTTGTGCACGACAATGTACTTCATGTCCTTTGCGCAGGACTCCACCGGGACTTTCAAATTGTATTTGCTCTTGCTCAAAAGATTTTCGCGGATTGGTACCATTATTTTTCCTCCTCTTCTTCGCTTACGGTGTTCTTCAATCTCCCCAACAGCTTAGACAGCCGCGGAAACCCCGGCACGCCGATGGCAGCAAGGTTCTCCAGAATCGAGATCAGCTCGTTGATGATGAGCCAGATCGCGACCAGCAGGCCGCAGAAAAGCTCGATGTGCAGGTCGATGCCCGCCTGCACCAGGGCGCCGCGCAGCAGATAATCCACACCCGCGCCGACCGCTACCATCGCCATGTAGCAGAGCTTCTTCAGAATGCCCTTGATGCCGATGCGCGAGCTGAGCTGCGCCGTCATGTAGGCTTTGACCATGCCGGTGACGTAATCGATCACCATCATGCACAGCAGCACGAGCACCGGCGCGGCCAGCTGCCCGCAGTATGCCGCGACCCCCGCCCCAACGACTGCCGTTACGGATTTAAGTACAGTTGCTTTGTTCATTTTTGTCCTCCTTTATTTTAAATAAAAATTATAATCTACGGTGCCGAAAGCTATTTCGCCGCCGCCCAGTGCAAAATATTTGCCCGTCGCATACTCGGGCAGCCCGGCCGCATTTACTGCCGACGTATTGTAGATGTGGCAAAGCACAATGCCGACCGAATTAGGATGCTGCGTGCCGATACACAGTAGCATATATTTATTCGGATAAGCTTTGCACACCCAAATAAGCCACTGCTTAAAGTATTCGGAGCCGCTTGATCCAGTAAGTCCCAGTATGTCATAGGTAACACGCGGCACAAACACGATTGGATTAGATGACGCATCATCACGATTTACGGGAGTATAGCTATCGGCTTGCACCGTGCCCCTGACCCGCGTATTCCACGCCACGTCCAGCCAGTTCGCGAGCTCGGCTACTTTGCCGATGGCCGCCCCCGCGCTGCGCTTGAAGGATTGCAACACACTTTTTGTAGACAGAGTGCGCTGGATAAGTAAGCTGTTATACTTGTCCGCCACCGTCACGAGCACGTCGTAGGTGGTGGACGCGCCTATATTTCCGCCGCCGATCACGGTTTTGCCGTTGTTGGTAACGTTCATCGCGGTGCCGTAACTGCTCTCGGACTGCTTTTTGTATCGAGCTGTAATGTTCAAGGTGTTGCCGGTGATTGCGCTGTAACTCGCGTTGATCTCCACGGCAAAATACGTGCCTGCCTTTTTGCGGTTGCCGTCTGCATCGCAGCGGTACACGTCACACACCGCTACGCCGGGCTTTGTGTAGTCTATGACGCTGATTGTGCGCGTAGTGCTGGCTTTTCGCCCTCTGGAGTCGGTGACGGTCACCGTGAACGTGATGTTGCCTGCCGATGCCAACGTGCCGGTTGTAAGCGCGCTGTTTGTGGCCGTCCATCCGCCGCCGGTGATCGTGTACGAGGTGATGCTGCTGCCGTATGCGCCGGATGCGCCCGAAAGCGTCAGCTTTGCTTTGCCCATGCCTTTTACATATAGACCCGTGCCGCTCGTGTCTTCGGCGAGCGCTGCCGAAAGCGTGCCCGCCGACGGAACTACGCTGCCGGGGACGGTGAGCGTGATGCTTACGGACTTTGTGCCGAGGAGCGTGCTGCCGGAATATGTATCGCAATAGATTGTACCGCTGCCCGCCGTGGCGGACGGTATTTGATTTGCGAGCGACACCGGCGGCGTCCAGCTCACGCTGCTTGCAATGCCCGTGGCAATCGTTCCTGATGCGCTGCCGAACGCGTAGCGCAGTGTGTGCCTGTAGGCGCTGTTTACCGCAGGCGTGTTGATCGTCACGCTCTTGCCCATCTCTACGGTTGCGGCGCTTAAACTCGGCTGTGTTGCGGGCTCCTGCCAATCCACCTCAAGCGTTACAGCCGTCCATTTGAGATAATCCGTGTAAGAGCTGCCATTGTAGATGCAGTACGTATCGTACCCGGCGGCGATAGATGCCGCCATGAAAGCAACATCAAACGTTTTGGTATTATCCCACATGGGCGCTTTACAGCTGCCGAGCGCATTGCCTGTGCGGTGCCCTGCGTTGAGCGAGGTTTTAATGCCGCCCTGCGAGGCGGAGTTGTAGATGTATACCGTTTTGGTGGTCGCTGTGCCATAGCCCGTTTGTCCGGTCGTCGCGGTGAGCTTTACGCTGTTGATGATCTTGCCCTTGAGCGCTGCAAGGCCCGGAAAGTACAGCACGCCGGTGCGCACACCTGTGCCGTCCCACTGGCCCTGCGAGGCGGTGCCCTCGCTTTTCCAGCCCCACTTACTGTCATAATAGTTAAGCTGGGCTTTATAGCTGTTTTTGCTCATCAGTCGTCCCCCTCAAACTCAAGATCAAACGTGTCGGCCTCCGCGTTATAACGCCACATATACAAGCCCGTGTCCGCGTTGCCGAAAGACAAGCTGCCCGTGATATGCGCATCCGTGATATACAGCATACGATTGGAGATATACGCAATGGTTTGACCGTTTTCAACAAACTCGAGCCGGTCGTTGGAGAGCACCGCCTGTATGGCGCTGTCGCTGCGGCCGAGCGTAATTCGCGCCCCTTCAAAGCGGATATACTGCTCTAAAAGCCGCTGATTTTCCGCTATTGTGCCGTTGGTGCTGTCAATGAGATTTGTCACCTGCGTAAAGCGGTATTCGAGTTGATCGCTCCATTGGGTGATGAGCAGTTGTTTAACTCTTTCAAGCTCCTCCGTAGAGACTGCGGTATCTTGTAAACGTCCCAGCGCGTCATACACGTTTTCGGTGGTGGTCGTCAGCTCGGTGCGGGTCTCCGTTACCGATGCCGTGATGCTGTCCATGTCCTTCCGCGCGTCGACCTTGTAATCGGTGAGCTCCTGCCGCACTTTGTCTGTGCGCTTGTTGGTCTCGTCCTGCACAAGCTCGAGCTGCTCGCCTAAGTCTTTCCGTGCGTCGACTTGCTGCTCTGTCATCGTGCGGTATGAGGTGCCGAGCGTGTAGGTCGCGTCCCCCGGTTCGTCCACCGGCAAATCGATCTCGGATACAAGCATCGATATGGGCGTTGCGCTGTCTGGGCCCGAAAACAGGATCATGTCGCCGAGCTTAATGCGCTCAGCGGAACTGTCCACAAGATGCAAATCTACTGCATCTACCTCAATACTGCCTCGCAGGTATTTTGCCGCCTCTAAGTCGGCATAGCCTGCACGCAGGAGGTTTTCGACCAGCGTGATGTCGTTGTGCACGACGACCTTATAAATCCAGCCCCATTTTGCCACCGCGTCCGCATCGTAGATATAATCTTTTCCGTCGTTTGCCGCAGCGATTGTAAGGCGTGGCGTTACCGTGCCCACCTTGTCCTCGTCGAGCTGCGCGCCGAGTGGAATAATGGCCGTCGCAACGTCCTCGCCGCGCACGGTGTGCAGCATGTCGAGCAGGTTTGTGCTTGCGGTGATCCGCTGGCTGTTTACGTTGCCGTACTCCTTTAGGTAATCCAAATACCGCGTGCCATCTTTGCCGTATCGTATCACAAGATAGCCACCCAGGCGGTTAAGGAGCTTATCTTGCAGCGCGTCC